CGTGGAAAAGTGTTGAAAGTTACAGAGTTTCTTATTCCTGTACCGAAAGATTTTGCAGTATCATACTCTTCACTCTCAAGCTCTTTTCTTCGTTGATTAAATTGTAACAAATATCTAAGGCTTTTTTCTTCTTTTTTATCTTCTTCTGAATTTTTTGTGCCCATTATAGGATTTTCAGAAATACCCGCTTGTTCTTGGTGCACAAATTTAAAGCCGTGAGAAGTAGCCCAATCATAATAATCTTGTTGGCTGAAATCTTCCAGTTCTTTGCCGTACTTCTCTTTGAACTTATTTATTGTTTCATTTTCAAATTTTTGCTTATTCTCTTGGTATTTCGGCATTGTTTCAAAAGTAGATTTGCTTGTTTCTTCGAAAAGATTATTGCCCTTTTCTTTGTGCCGTGTTTTGCTTTTTTGTTCAGAGGGTACACTTTTTGGAGTGTACCCTCTTTTAACTAAAATATCCTGCAATGATTTCAAATTACTTTTTAAATCGGTATTTTCTCTTGCTGTTGATGCAGATTTATTATATCCTCTTTGTGACATAATATTTTGTAATGATTTTAATTTCTCTTGCATATTACTCATATTTTAAGCTCCTCTTTGGTTATAATTATTTTATTAAAGAACCTGCATTATAAATATCATCATCGGTTAGACCCACTGAATGGAGTAAATCTATACGTTGTTCATCTGTAAGACCGTCCGTATTAGCTGTATTCATCGTCAAAACTTTCTTATAATTGTCCGGAATTGCAGGATTGATTTTGTATGTACCATCAGCATTGACTATAAACATATCTTTTTTCCCCATTTCTTGTGCTGCGTTGTTGTTTCTCTGTATCCAACTGTCAAAGAATTCTTTTGTTATTCCATTCACTTGACTACCGTTTTTTGACGATTTAGAAGAATTAGACGAAGAAGCTGTTGAGTTGTTACCTGCATTTCCGCCTAATGCACCATCAGTCTGTTTGTATGCGTTTACAGTGTTATTTATTTCTGACGTTTTTTCAGCTATCGTATTCTTCGATGCATTGTTTGCAACAGCCATTTCATTCTTGGCACTTGCGTCATTAACACGAATTGTATTATCGGCTTGATTATTGTTAATACGGATTGTATTGTCAGCCTCAATGCCCGGCATTCTTTCTTCGTGGTCGTAACCCATTTGTGCAATATCCTTGCTGTTTTTAAGTTCTGCGTCAAACTGTCTTGCGTCCTCTGTTTGTGTATTCGGAACACCGTAATCACCGTCATCATATTGACCGTATTTACTGTAGTTGTTCCAAATCTTTACCCCTCTTGCAACTCTCGCCGCCTGTGCTGTCTGCGTATCACCTCTTGCGATAGCTTGTTCGATTACCTTTTTATAGTCAATATCTTCTATCGGATTGCCGTTATCATCAAAGAATGGATTTGAAGAATATTGCATACTCTTAGGAATTTGACCTGTAACTTGTGCTGTTGTTGCGTCACGTGATACTTTACCGTTAAGTACAGTTTCATTTCTTTGTACTTCGTTATTCTTTGCTGTTTCGTCTCTGTTGAACGCATTGTCAATTTGAACACCCATATCGGATAGGATTTTTCGTGCCTGTTCAATTTTTTGCGTTGAATTATAGGCGTTTTGCACCTTTGCATTATACGCGTCTAATACATTCTGTTGTGCCTGTGAGTATAGCGCCGCTTGCTGTCGCATTGCGTTTGCGGCGCTGTAACTGTCAACATTACCGCCGTTTGAGGCTGTACCTAAAGCAAGCTGATTATTTCTTCCCTGTATAGCTGATAGATTATATTTACCAAGTATTGCTTTTGCCTCATCGGTAGAAAAAGGATTAGCTTTAACCAAGTTCATATAGTCGTTATAATCTTGTGTATTTGTTTTCATCAAGTCGTTATAATGGTCAAATAGATTACTTTGCTGTTGACCTACAAGGCTTGATGTGGTTTGACTTTTGCCTGTGTCTTGAACATAGTTTTTAAAAGCATTATCAAGCGTACTGTTATCCCAATAAGATACCCCATTTGAACCTACTGCCGACGGCTTGCCTATGTTTTTACCGCCTAAGCTAACCTCACCTGTCGTATCGTTATATTGAAGTGCATTATCTATA